CGTGGACTTCTGAGAATTTAAATACCTACCCACCCTTTTTTTACCAATATGAATTACGCAAGGAGGGGCTAAAAAATATAAAAGCCCAAACGTAACCCATATACTATATATATGTAATTTTATCGGATATGTCAATACCCTTACATAGCTTCGCCAAAATTTTTTCCTATTGCCACATCTACAACACTAGGCACATTTAGTGTCATACAGTTCTCCATAGTCTTTTTTATCTTATCTATCTGGCTCCTATCTTCGAGATTAAAACATAGTTCATCATGTATCTGTAATAAAGGTTGTATGCCCAGCTCCTCCTTACAAGCAACAATGGCTGCTTTCGTTTGATCAGCTGCACTACCTTGTATTAATCTGTTTAACGCTTTGTACGTATAACAACGCTTAATATTGTTTCGACCATATTTTGCTACTGCATTTTCATATGTGTCAGGGGTGTGTATACCGAAGTCTTTTGGCTCCCACATGTTAAACCTACACTTACGACCTTTCTTAGTTCGTATAGATCCAGACTCATTTGCTTTTCGCATACAACGATCCGAGAGCTGCTTAACAAAAGGTACCTTATCGTTATACTTATTTATCAATGCTATAGCTTCATCATATTCTAGACCAAGCATAGTAGACAACTTATGTTTGCCCATACCATACATTAATCCAAGTCCAATAGTTTTTGCTGCCTTACGACCAATACCACATATGTCAGCTACTGTTTGATGAAAGTCAGCATCTGCGTTCGCGTAAGCCTCTACTAACTCTTGGCTGCCTTCATATCCTTCACCGATACTACTAGCATAATGTACCACCAGTCTAGGCTCCTGTTGACTATAATCGAACGACCCCCACTCACATTTTTCTTCTGGTAAAAACAATCCTCTAATTAGTGGACCAAATTCTTTGTTTCTAGCAGGCAATTGTTGGAGATTAGGATTCGACATAGATAACCTGCCAGAAACAGTCCCACCATTGTCAGACCTGAGCTGATTAATCTCACCAAAAATCCGACCCTTGTGTTCGTATTTCATTATACTAGATAAAAACGTATTGTGAAATTTATTTATTTCTCTTGCTTGTACAATAAGTTTACTAAAATCATGTGTACTATTAGATAACCAATTTTGTGTAAAACTAGGTTCTTTTGATTTTTCTGTTCTTGGATATTCTACTCCCAACTTGTCATATGCCCAGGCTATTTGTCGGGCTGCCCAAATATCTATATCTTTACCAATCAACTTATTCATTTTGTGTAACAAGTCTTTTTCTTTTTTTATAAAATTTTGTCTTAGAGCAGCTGCTTTTTGTACGTCAACACGCACACCCTTCCATCGCATATCTATAAGTATGGGTAATAAATCTCTTTCTAACTCCCATACTGTTTCTAAACTTTGTTGACTTAGTTCAACTTTAAATCGTTGCCATAAAAGATACGTGAGCCGTGCATCTTGTTCCGCATAGTGTCCAACATGTTCAGCTGGCAGCTTCCACATCTCACCTTTAGGATCTACCCCGTGACTTTTTGCTGCCTCTATTAAATCAGCTTCTGCTTTTATTTCACCGAGATAATCTTTTGCTAAACTATTTAGCCTGTAGGAATATCTGTTTTCATCTACTAATGCTCCAGCAACCATGGTATCAACGATTTCCCCTTTAACGTCAATACCATGAGCCCGAAGCCATCCCACATCGTAAGGTGCGTTGTGAAATATCTTGCGACAAGGTAAGGCACAAACATCTTTCATGTATTGCAGCACCTGTTCTTTTATTAAATTACCACCACCGAAATGATCCATAGGATAATATCCTTGCCAACCTTCAACTGCTACAGCAAAACCAACGATCCTGCCTTTACCCAAAGCCCAGCCAGCCCCTAATCCTTCATTAATACCATCATCTTTCGTTTCTAAATCTATGGCAATCTCTTTAACATCTGATAAATCTTTGTATTCTACTGGTGTAGACCATATATTCTTCTTATAATTCAATGTAAGCTGTAAACTTGTCAACAAAACCCCCTGTCAGCTTGACTTTCAAATAAAAACCCGTTTAAATGACCGCTGAGGGCCTGTAAAAATGTTTCGCTTATGATTCTACCTTGATTTTTCATCTTTTTTAGCCTTAAACCATGCAGTAAGTGTATATCGAACATTGTTCTTAATAGTAAACACGCCATGCTTATAGTGCATGCCATCAAAAAATAAACCACGACCTTGAACTGGTGCAATAACAGTTCCGTCATCAATATAAGTTTGACCTCCTTTATAATCATCATTAAGATACACTACAGACGCTAGTATGTAACCATGATCTATACCATTTTTTGTCTCTAGTGCAAAATCAACATGAGGTTTCAATTCGGTATCAGCCTGCCATTTTGTAATACCACAATAGTCAAAAGAAGATTTATTTATTTTATATGCAGTATCATTAAACTTCTTTTCTAAATATGGGATTTCACCAGGATCTAAAACTAAAGGATAGTAAGACTCATATTGACGAACCCTTTTTACATTAGCTTCGTAATGCTGTATGAGCCCCTTACACTCTTTTTCTTGCAACCAATTATCTCGTATAACAATTATCATAGATCCCCTTTTGTTACTTTTGTAAATGCTAAGTTGCCAGATACTGTAATTCTGTATTCATCAGTGCCATAAAAAGGGTACACGGAATGTTGTAAAGCAGCAGGAAATATAAAAGCTTTTTTTTCATAAGTTTTATCTACTTCAAAATATAGTGTGTCAATTATTCTTTCCCAATCCACTCCATAAAATTCTACTGCTCCTGCTCTTTTAGAATTACTTGCTCTGCCCGGTGATATGTTTTGTAACTCTTTATAATTAAAAGGTATTTGAATAAAAAGTATAAAAGAAACTAAGCCACCATGATTGTGTATAGGATTAAACTCATGTTTTTTCATAAAGTTTACCCAACAGTTTACTAATTTTAACTCTAATTTATATTGTTCATTTTTATCAGTTTTTAAAAACGACTTTTGTTTAGAACGCACATAGCTCATAAACCATGGATTATCTTTTATATTCTTAATAATAAAATCATTTAATGCAGGAAAGTTTATATCTAATTTAAATGCTTCAAAAACATTACCAGCTAATTCATGTCCAAAATGATTTTCTTTTGTTTTTTCTATACTTGCAACTTTATCTTTAATGTCTGCAAATAAATTATCTGGTATAGTAGTTTTTACTATAATGTCACTTAATCTACTTCCTATCACTCTACTTCCTTTCAAATTAATAATCCCTATCTATAATCATTTCACAATAATGTATTGCTTTTAATATGTCTTGTTTCTTATCTTTTTTTGCATGTCTACAAATATATTTTATGACATTGCCTTCAGCAAATCCTAAATCGTTTTCATTTATAAACACAGAGGGCTGTATCTTAAAATCTTTATAATGTTCTCCACCCCTGTCCCATAAATCTTCGTCATTTTTATACGTGGTATCAAAAACTTTGTTTAATACAACTTGAAACTCTTCTACAGTTTCTTTAGGTATATCTTTATTCTTTTCAAAAAATTCTACTATCATTTTACTAAGCTTTTCTTTCAATATTTTTCTCCTTTATAGTTTTCTTTTTAACAAAATAATCTTT